TTGCTGAAAAGATTTCAAACTTAGAAAATTTTAGAAAAAAATGGACATATCTAATCATGGGCGGCCTGGCAGCAGGTGGATGGCTAGCAGGGCACACCACTGCATTAGGATTTTTTATAAAATAATATTATGAGAGCACGTGACTTTATTCCTCAAAATAAAAAAGAAAAGGTAGATGAATTTTTACCTGTATTAGGTGCCGCCGCAGGTGCTTTAGGTAGGGGCGCTGCCGCATTGGGTGGGGCCGCATTAAGAGGTGGGGCCGCGTTAGGTGGTGCCGCATTAAGAGGTGGTGCCGCATTAGGTAGGGGCATAGGTAACGCAGTAACTCAAGGTGCGAATGCGTTAGGCCAAGTAGCAGGACAAGCCGCATCAGGAGTAGCATCAGGACTTGCTGCCGGAGGCAGTACACCACAAGCTACACAGGCTATAGCCGCACAGTCTGCACAGGATAAAAGACAAGTTCAAACTATTGTTAAACAAAAAGAAGACGAACTACTAGCTCTTAAACAACAACTATCGAAAATGCCATGAAAATAGATCAATTATTAAGTGGCGTTAAGGTTGTTACAACTAACGAAGAAAAAGAATTCATAAATCATTTTGGAGATGATATTTTTGTCAGTATGCTAGACGAGCATCAACAATGGGTTGCTCAGAATTTGGTTAGAAAAGGGATCTACTCACTAAGTAAAGATAGACACTCTATAATAAAAAATGATTGACAAAATCTACTCCAGAATTGAGCAATTAGCAAAAAATATCAAAGACGATCTAAGAAGGAAAGGATTTGTTGTGCCCTGTGACAACGGCGATGGTACCGTGTCTGTAGATAGCTATCAAATTATAAAAGAAAAAAGTGGATTTTATTCCATTAAAGATTATTCCAATGAAACCGTTATAGAGAAGATTAACCTACCTCAAACTGCTGCCATCTTAGCCAACGGACTAGCATTGGGCAAGTGGTTAGACAATGAGATAGTAAGTATTGATCGGCATTACGGGTATAGTTTATTTCAAGAAACATTGACAAAACAAGGTGCTCAGAAAAGTCTGTTAAGAAAAGACGTAGATAGGGCTGATCTGCTATTCACTAAAAGTAGTATAGCTAGGACAAAGAAGTTAATAGCTAGACAACAGATATATGATCGCTTTGAAAAACTGCGTCGCCTCAGATAAATATTATATCAATATTTGGAACCTAATATGAAGACCACTGATTTTAACTCAAGAATAACAGCGCATCAGCTTAATGAAGCTATGTTCAAAAAATTTGGAGCAAGAATTAATTTTGATAGTTATACTAGAGAGCAATTAGAGAACTATAGGAATCTCCTACGTACTAAGATCAATCAAGTAGAAATTGCCAGCAACTTTAATGATCTTTTAACTAACGAAACCTACCAAAAAGACAAACATGTTATGGATGTGTTGAACACAAAAATAAAAGAAATGTTGTTAGGTGAAAGCAAGTTAGCTGAAAGAAAGTTAACCGGCGCAGAAAATAAAAAGAAAGAAGAGATTGTCAAAGCTATTAAGCGTGATAATCCAGACAAAAGAACAGGCAAAGGTAAGTCTAGTGCTTATGCTATTGCTACAGCACAGGCAAAGAAAACAGCCGAAGGAACAACTATGAACACCAACGAAGCTAAAAAAGCAAAAAAAGATTATGATGGTGACGGCAAAGTCGAATCACCCAAAGACGAAGTTTGGGGTAGTCGTGCTAAGGCCGCTGCCAAATCTGGCAAACCATTTAAAGAAAGTAGTTTTCCTACTGTAGCTGATGCTAAAGCTCGCGCAGAAAAAGAAAAAACTACAGGCAAGTTTGATAAGAAAAAGAATCCAGATTCTGGCGGAACAATTTATACACGTAAGAGCAGTACATTTACTAACGGTACAGAAGATAAACCAAAAGAGAAAAACGTTAAAGAAGCCGCAAAGCCAGACTTCTTAGACCTAGATAACGATGGTAACAAGAAAGAGCCAATGAAGTCGGCGGCCAAGCGCAAAAAGAAAGTTAAAGAATCTACAATTATTTTCCGTCGCCATGTTGCTATTGTCAATGAAGGACTAGCACAATTACTGCGTGAAGACGAAGAAGGCAAAGCCAAAGCTATTACTGCTGCCAGCGACATGGTCAATGACTTCACAACATGGATGCAACGTGTTGGACAGTATCAGACAAAGAGTATGATTGAGTTAGCAGATGCTATTCGTGCAGAATTTGGTCAAGCAGAAAGCGAAGCATTTAAAAATGCAGTTGCCCCGGCATTAACTAGCACTATCGAAACACTGACTGCACAACGTGAAGCATTGAGTCATGCTGTAGCAGTATTAGCAGGCGAAGCCGCTGACATTGCTCCAATGGGGGCAGAAACTCCAGACATGACTGGCGGTGCTGACGAGTTTGGTAGTGAGCCTGTTCCAGCTGATGCAGATACAATGAACAGTGATGAGTTTGGCGCTAGCGATGCAGCCGCCGGCGGCGCTGAAACTTCTGGTAGAGCTACACGCGAAAGCAAACAAATTGCTCGTGCTCGCAAACTACAAGAATCTCATAACCTAATGCGTATCCTAAGCAAATGAGACTATTTGAAGTTGAAGGTCGTTTTACCAACGACCTTATAATGGTTTTAAGAAATCTGAAGACACCTTCAGATTTAACCTATCCAGCTATTTCAAATTTAATGAAGAACATGGGCTACGGTGAGATCACACCACAGCTCATGAAAAATATGTATGATAATAATGATGACTTAAAAAAGATCATTAAAGATCCAGCAGAGTCTGGAAAAATACTTGCACTCAAAACTGATCAAGAAAAACAATCTAGTCAAATTGGTCAACTACCTGGACCAAACATTGATCAAATGGCCAAACAGGGCTCTAACGCCTACCAAAAAAATATTGGCTAAATCAAGAGATTGCTCTTTGTAATTAAGACTGTATAATTACAGTTATATGATCGAATTATCTCCACCACCGTTTGTTGAGCGATATCAATATAAGAATTGTCAGCAGATAAATGACCCCGTAACTAGAAAACGTGTGTATGCTACTCCAGATGGAGAACGCCTGCCCAGCGTGACAACTATCCTAAGTGCTACTAAAGATATGACTGCCTTAAACGAATGGCGGAATCGTATTGGTCATGCCAAAGCACAACAGATTACCACCGAAGCCGCGGGTGTTGGCACAGCGATGCATGGTAATCTAGAAAGATTTTTGTGCGGACTACAAAGACAACCTGGCAATAATCCTGTACATGTACAGGCCAATAAAATGGCTGATGTAATTATTGAAAATGGTCTTAAAGATGTAAAAGAAGTATGGGCAATGGAACAAAGCCTGTATTTTCCAGGACTATATTCTGGAACCACTGATCTTGTTGCTGTATATAAAGACAGACCTAGTGTCTGCGACTATAAGCAGACTAATAAACCTAAAAAAGAAGAGTGGATTGATGACTACAAAGTACAGCTAGTAGCCTATATACTAGCACATAATGAAGTCTATGGAACAGATATCCGTGAAGGCCATGTGTTTATGTGCAGTAGAGACCTACAATATCAACAATTTGATCTATGGCCGGATGATTTTAACAAATACCAAGATCAGTGGCTGAGTAAGGTAGAAGAGTATTACCAGCTAAACAAACAATAGTGCTTAAGATAAATATCCCATAAGGGGATATTTTATGGCCGTTATTGAAATTGCAAAAATACAGGTTCGAAGAGGACAAGCAGAGCAATCCGGAATGCCGCAACTGGACAGCGGTGAATTTGGTTGGGCGATAGATCAACAAAAATTATACGTTGGTAACGGTAGTCTTTCTGAAGGTGCTCCTTATGTAGGTAACACTGAAGTTATAACAGAACATACCCTGCCTAATATTTTTAATTTGCCAAACTATACCTACGAAGGTAACATTGGCACCACAGTGATTACAGGATTAAACAATTCCGGTGACACCGTTAGAACAATACAGCAAAAACTCGACGACATTATTAATATCCAAGATTTTGGCGTTACCCCATCCTCAGACGGATCAACCTATGTTACACAACAAGTACAACAGGCCATAGATCAAGTTTTTCTTAATAGTAATGGCGGCGATATCAGAGCTCGTAGAAAATTATATTTTCCTGCAGGCTACTACAAAGTAACATCAACAATCTATATTCCTTCTCATGCAAATATCATTGGTGACGGTCCAGATAAAACAGTATTCATTATAGCTTCTACTTCTACTACATTGATGCAGACTGTGGGTACAACCAGTACAGTCGGCAGCTATCAAATGTTTGCAGAAGGTGATACTAACATTGGTAGTAATCAAGAACCCGGGCACATAAGCCTAGATGGTATTTCTCTGGCATTTGATGGTACTATTGGCAGAACTAATGTTAGTCCTTTATTAAGATTAGACTGCTTGCAAGACAGTCAAATTACAAACTGTATGTTTGTGGGCAACCATGATATTTCGTCTTCTAGCGGTGACGGATACACCGGTATTGAACTAAGAGGACAAGAAGAAATTACATCATCTAAAGTTGTTATTAGAGATTGTTATTTTGATCAATTAAAAATTGGTATTAAATCAAAGTTTGATATTAAAGATATCACTATTACTGAAAATAAATTTTATAATTTATTTCGAGGAATAGAATTTGGCACCGATGTTGCTGTAGGCAAACAAGCTGGCCCTTCATTCGTGAATATTTCTAACAATACATTTGATACTGTTGAGTATGAAGGAATATATGTAGGTACTAGTAGTATCTATACAAACATTGTATCCTCACAAAATACATTTAGAGAAGTAGGTAATAACGTTCAAGGAATAAATTTTGCACAGTCACCGGCAATAGCTTTTTATGCTCCAGGAAATAATACATATGGGGATAGATTTGAAAGAGACTATCGTACAGGAGTTGGCATAAACCTCACGGGCACCTATGTAACCAATGTAGTCGGAAAGACCACAATACAGTCGGGAGTTGTTTATACCGCAACTATTCAATCTCCAACAGCTAATCCAGTTGATATTGCAATTATACCATTTCCCGGAACCAGCGAAACTATTCGATTAGATTACATCATAAACAAATATGCAAGCTCATGGAGTCGTCAAGGTAAACTATTAATAGGAATACATTCATTAACTAATAACACCACTGCCACTGTCACAGATAATTACGTTAATGTTGATAATGCCGCAACTCCTATACAAGTAGGTGGTGGAATTGAATTTAACGCAACATTAGATCCAGCAAAAAACTTTGTTAGAATCCAATACATAAGTACAACTACTACAGTTAATAATGCTCCCCTAGAATATACATATACCATACTTCAGTAATGCAGTTAAATTCAGTTGAAGATAGGATCGATGCTTGGGCCAGATTTAGGCGCAGTCTAACACTTTCTTTAGACCCACTAAACGAAGTATCTAAATTTTGGAGTGATATTAAAACCATTCCATACAATAGAGCCGTTGATCCTTATAATCAAAACAGTTGGCCAACGCCGTGGGAAATTATAGCAGATAACTGTTATGACGAAATGACGTTAGCTATAATAATTGGTTATACCATTAAATTGATTGATAAATTTGCCAATAGTAGAGTAGAAATTAGAACCTTGGTAGATTCTACTCGAACTAGACTGTATAATCTAGTATATGTCGATGATCAATTTGTTTTGAATTATATGCGCGGTGAAATTGTTGTCACCCAAGATATTCCTGATTCATTTTTCCTAGAAAATCTGGTTGAGCTAGCCCGACCCAGGTAAATATCTTCCTAGTAGTAAATTTGGCCATCGTAGAATTAAAATAATAAAGGTATAAAATGATAACAGTTGTCAAGCGCAACGGGGAACGTGTTCCATTAGACGTTTCTAAAATACAGAGACAGGTGGCCAACGCATGTAGAGGCATTGACGGAGTTAGTCAATCAATGATTGAAATTAAAGCTCAGATCGAACTACATGACGGTATGACAACAGAAACCATTGATGAGTTATTATTAAAGGCCATGGTCAATTTAATAGATGAATCAGAAAACCCAGAAATAAACAATGTCAATTATCAATATGTAGCCGGACGTCAGCGGGTGAGTATGCTACGTAAAGAGGTATACGGATCGTATGACCCTCCTAAGTTGTATAATATAATACAAAAAAATATAGAAGCAGGCATGTATTCTAAAGAACTGCTCAACTGGTATTCAGAAGATGAATGGAACATCATTGATCTGTTTATAGATCATGGCAAAGATGAGAATTATACCTACGCCGCCATTGCACAACTAGCAGAAAAATATCTAGTACAAAATCGTGCTACCGGAGAGATCTATGAAACGCCTCAGATAAGATATGCTGTTGCCTCTGCCACAGCGTTCCACAACGAACCAAAGGAGACGAGATTAAAATATGTTAAAGAATATTATGAGTGTGCCAGCGATGGTCATTTCACTCTCGCTACCCCTGTGCTGGCTGGCCTCGGCACTACTACAAAGCAGTTTTCTTCTTGTGTTCTCATTTCTAGCGACGATACTCTGGATAGCATTTTTGCCGCAGGAGAAATGATGGCCAAGTATGCTAGCAAACGTGCTGGCATAGGATTAGAGATCGGACGCATACGACCTTTAGGCGCCCCTATAAGGAACGGAGAGATCAAACATACAGGAATGATACCATTCCTAAAGAAATGGTTTGCTGACCTACGTAGTTGTAGTCAAGGAGGAATTAGAAATGCAAGTTGTACTGTTACTTTCCCTGTTTGGCATTATCAGTTTGAAGACCTTATCGTACTTAAGAATAATCAGGGAACTGAAGAAACACGGGTAAGACAAATGGATTATAGTGTTGTGGTTAACGCTATGTTTTGGAATCGTTATAAGAACGGTGAAATGATGAGTTTGTTTAATCCGGCTGAGGTTCCAGATCTCTATGAAGCATACTATAGAGATAGTAAAGAATTTGAAACCCTATATCTAAAATATGAACAAGACAAGACAAAGAAAAAGAAAGTTGTATCGGCAGACGAAATATTCAAAAATGGAATCCTTAAAGAAAGAACTGATACTGGTCGCATATATCTTGTCAATATCGACAACGTCATTAACCAAGGTCCGTTTGATACAACGCTCGATCCCATATATCAATCAAATTTGTGCCAAGAAATACTTTTACCCACGAAACCTTTTCAGAGAATCGAAGATCCTGAGGGGCGAATTGCTCTTTGCACTCTTGGCAGTATAAACTGGGGAGCGTTCCGTAACCCACAAGATATGCGTAAAGCCTGTCGTGTTCTAGTGCGTAGTCTAAGCAATCTGTTACAATATCAAGATTTCCTAAGCATACAAAGTAAATTAGCTAATCAAGATTTTGAACCATTAGGTGTAGGAATCACTAATTTAGCCTACTGGCATGCCCGTCGCCATTTTAAATATGGCAATGCCGAGGCACTAGCTGAAGTCAAACGTTGGATGGAACATCAGGCCTACTACCTTACTGAAATCAGTGTTGAGCTTGCCCAAGAACGTGGGCCATGCGGACGTAGTCAATACACTTATTACGGTAAAGGAATATTTCCCTGGGAACGTAGGAAAGCTGGAGTAAATGAACTCACTGATTTTACTCCTAGTATGGATTGGGAACCGTTACGTACTCGTATGAAAAAATACGGTATACGTAATGCTACACTAATGGCCGTGGCACCGGTTGAGTCCAGCTCAGTTGTGTTAAACTCCACCAACGGAATCGAATTGCCGATGGAATTGATTTCTGTGAAGGAATCAAAAGCTGGATCGTTTGTACAAGTCGTGCCAGAGTACAAACGTCTTAAGAATCGTTATCAATTAATGTGGGATCAAAAAGATTGTGTAGAATACTTAAAAACTTCGGCAGTGCTGGCAGTATATATTGACCAAAGTCTTTCAACTAATACATTTTACAATCCTGCATATTTTACAGGTGGTAAAGTTCCCGGAACATTAATTGCTAAAAACTTAATGTTAGCTTACAAATGGGGCATTAAGACCATATACTATAGTTTAATCAATAAAGTAGGCACAAAAGACAATGTTACTAATAACAATTTAATACCAATGGTAAATGGTATCAATGGACATGCTATCAATGCGGCCGATAATGTTATTATCTACGATGATCTTGACGACTGCGAGGCATGCAAACTATGAAAGACTTTATAAAATTATGAGCAAAGAACAATATAATCTATCAAAACAAACAAATTATCTAAAACGTACTATGTTTCTGGATCCAGCTGGGCCTGTTACTGTACAGAGATTTGAAGAAGTCAAATACCCTAAGATTGCAAAATATGAAGAAACTGCTCGCGGTTTCTTCTGGGTACCAGAAGAAATTAGTCTTACTAAAGACAAGATGGATCATAGGGAGGCTAGCGATGCTGTTAAACATATCTTTACTAGTAATCTATTAAGGCAAACCGCATTAGATAGTATTCAAGGAAGAGCACCTAGTCAAGTTTTTAGTCCTGTAATATCAATTCCAGAATTAGAAGCATTAGTAAGTAATTGGAGTTTCTTTGAAACAAATATTCATAGCAAAAGTTACAGTCATATTATTCGTAATGTCTATGGAGTACCAAAAGAAGAATTTAACAAAATACACGAAACTAAAGAAATTGTAGAAATGTCTAGCAGTGTAGGCAAATACTATGATGAACTACACAGAATAAATTGTCACAAAGAACTAAGCAGTGAAATGACGGGGATGGTTCGTGAAGAAGAACATATCAAGGCAATTTGGTTAGCATTAAATGCCAGCTATGCATTGGAGGCATTACGCTTTATGGTTAGTTTTGCAACATCATTGGCAATGGTTGAGAACAAGATTTACATTGGTAATGGAAACATTATCAGTTTAATATTACAAGACGAATTGTTACATACAGAATGGACTGCTTGGCTTATTAATAATGTTGTAAAAGATGACGAGAGATTTGTTAAAGCAAAGGCAGATTGCGAACAAGAAGTATATCAATTGTATATGGATGTAATACGTGAAGAAAAAGAATGGGCAGACTACTTGTTTAGTAAAGGAGTAGTCATTGGTTTAAATGCCGCTATACTAAAAGATTTTGTCGATCATACTGCGTTTAATAGATTAAAAGATATTGGTATTAAATACTTAGAAGAACACCCGCGCCAAAGTCCTATTCCTTGGTTTAATAAACATGTAAATATCAACAAGAAGCAAACAGCACTACAGGAAAATGAAAGTACCAATTATGTAATTGGCGTTATGAGTGATGCTGTAAATTGCGAAGAATTACCAGATTTATAAAAAGGATTAAAAATGAAAGCTGTATTATGGAGTAAGTATCACTGCCCTTATTGTGATCAAGCTAAACAGTTACTAATTACTAAAGGATATCAAATCGAAGAACGCAAGATCGGCGACGGATATTCAAAAGAAGAATTACTAGAAGCAGTACCTAATGCTCGTACTGTTCCTCAAATATTTCTAGATGATGCTCTTGTAGGCGGATTCGATGATCTAAAAAAATATTTTAATAAAGTGATTGTGTAATGAGTATTCTATCAACTGATCAACTTCCCACAATATCTCAAGAAGATATAAACAACTACGTATATTCAACATTGCCACAAGGCACTATTACTATTAATAGTACAGCAAATAATATCTATTCTGTTGCTCAATGTAATCCCTCCTTGGGATATAACTATACAACTAATATTTGTAATACTTCGCAACAATGGAGTAGTTCTCCCTATATTGGCAGTTCTGGTAGCGGTGGATTACATGTATCAACTGATGCAGAATTTGAAGGTGACATTAAATGGAAAGGTCGTAGTCTAGGAAAACTATTGGAAGGTATTGAAGATAGATTGGCGCTACTAGCAGAACCAGACCCGGAAAAACTTAAAAAATTTGCCGCTCTTAAAAAAGCCTATGACCATTATAAGTTAATGGAAAAGTTAATCGGTGATGATGTAGGACCAGATGAAAACGCCTGAACAAAGACTTTTAGAAATGGAGATAATCCTCAAACAGTATCAGCAACAAATTGCTGAACTTGCTAGGAGAGTTGCATTTTTAGAAAGAGAAAATCAGAGAAGAAAAAATGACGTAATTGCTATAGCAAACAGAAGAGGATAAACATGTTATTACAAAAACCAATGACAACAGGTGATGTTGTCAGTTTAAAATTATTAAACGGAGATGAAATTATTGCTCGTCTCGAATCCGATGATCAAGACAGCATCACTATCAATTGTCCGTTGGCCATTACAGCAGGGCCGCAGGGATTAGGAATGATTCCTTGGGTATTTTTAAGTGGCCGAGATACCTATACTTTAAAGAAAGAACATGTGTTTGCTATGGCTCCGAGTAAAAAAGAAGCTGCCGATCAATATATGCAAGGCACTACAAGCATTGCTCTAGTATAAGGAAAATATCATGGCCTTACCTGCACTTACTGGATCAAATTTATTGGCGGCCGGCAGCCTATATCTTACACAGTTAGCCTATACATTAGGAGCCATTGCTATTATCGGTGTAGTAATAGGCCTAATTAAAATTGTGCTTGGCCCATTTCGCCTGGCTGCTTCGCCTAGTGTTACCATTGACGGTAAACCTAGCATGAAGCAACTGTCGTTCAAAGAAGCATTTACGGCTATGGGCAAAGAGATTATAACAGGAATTGCAATAACCTATGCCGCATACACGGCTTTAACGGCAAAAATATGGAATTGGATGAAAGGGCCAAGCGGTTCTGCTCCTACTAATATTAATGATGCTAATCAAGATGCTATGGTTGATAGTACCAAGTATAATCCTTATCGTGGTTCTATTCAAGCAGACTTATATGCAGTTACTTATTATTCAACTGCTACTACTTCCACAGTATTATATCTTGCAGGTAACACGGGTACAACAGTAGGTGCATATTGGTGGAGTACTATAGCACCTGCCCTAGCTGATACTGCTACAAACTCTATTTCAAGTGTTCTTTACACTGCACTGATTGTAACTGATAATATGTGCGGTGTAGATGGCAGTTTAAATCTAATGGGCCTAGAAGATGTTATAGATGCTAGCCAACAACAGATAGAAGTAGCAGAGTCATTACCATTAGGCGCTGTACCACTAAACACTCCAACTCTAGAAACTTTTGTAGGTACAATTTATAACAGCGGTTATTTAAATTCTTGTACTACTGCATTGAATACTCTGTTCGATCATGCAGATACTTCTACTACAACCTTATTAGAACTACAAGGTGATTTTGCACTTTTGAATACAGCTACACAGAATTTGTCCTTTAGAATAAATGACGATGTGGGCAATCAAGCTGCCTTCATTTATCAAAGTAATAGGCTAACAAGTTTAGATGAGCGTTCCTTGAAATTAGATAAAATACAAAAAAACTATTCACCAGACATATCTTCTTTCTACAGAACAACAGTTCATCCAGATGCACTAGAGTTAGTTGATAACTATATCTTGTTAAAAGACCTACAATCGGCCAATACTGCTACTCAGGCTGCTGCCGCTGCCAAAATAAACGCCCAGGCCTAATAAATAATTTTACCTGTAGAGCGTGTCTGTGTAACAGATTCAGAAGTAGCAGGGCGAGGGCTAACTCAACAGGCTCGTCACTTAACTAAAAAACATTAATATATACGTTGTTTGTAACCTACAAATTCAACGTAAATATTTTTAATGTTTATTCCTGCTAAAACACAAGCTGTTTTATATATGTTATATATCGTATTGCTCTTTACGATAGTACCTACCTTATTGATTATATTTCAAGATTGGATCAACATTGTTATTTTTATATTGTCATTATTATGTTGTTTGATAATAGTATCATACGAAGGATACAAAGAAATATATTTGAGTGTCTTAAAAGAACAACGTGAAGATGCAGAAGCATATCACCGATTTAACAATGATCCAGAAAAGATTAGATTCTATAGGGGATTTAAAAAATATTTTCGCGGCGAATTAAACATTGAACAATTGAAGCAGTATTTCATACATCATCCTAGAAAATAAATATCTGTTTAAGGAGCCATGATATGCGTATATTATTAATGGCGTTCCTATTCTGCCTAACTAGCTCTATAGCCAACGCCCAGGAAGTGATAGAATTAACCAAGCCAGTTAAATGCGGAGATACACAATGGGTTGTGAATCATTTTACTAGTGAGTATGGTGAGAAACCACTGTGGGTAGGCAAAGATGGTAACAGCAATAGCTATGTTACTCTATTAATTAACAAAGAAACTAGGACATGGACCTTACTACAATATGATGGTAAATTAGCCTGCGTATTAAGTGTCGGACAAAGTGCGAGTGGTACCGATATATAAATAACTTTCAAGGAGGGGCAACCTATGAAACAACGAAAGTTAATTCAAAAATTGTATAAGGCTTGCTTCGACCGCGATGCCGAGAAACAGTTTGAACTTCGAAAGAAGGAATTCGCCAAGATCTTGAAACACAAGGCCGAAGGTAAGCACTTTACACACAAGTGGACCGTAGTTCAGATGTAACATTACTGTAATCGATTGAGCGGTAAATACTTCTATATGAAGACATACCGCTCAATTTTTATTAGCGATGTACACCTTGGCACTAAAGACTGCCAAGCAGATAAACTCAACAACTTTCTTAAACACAACACCTGCGAAACCCTATATCTTGTAGGAGATATTATTGATGCTTGGAAAATCAAACAAAACAAATGGCGTTGGAAACAGTCGCACACTAATGTTATTCGCCGTGTGCTGGGTCATAGCAAGCGTGGTACTAGGGTTGTATATGTGGCTGGTAATCACGACGAGTTTCTAAGACCATTCATGCAATATGACATTGGTTTTGGTATGATCGAAGTCACAAATCAATTAGAACATATAGGTGCCGACGGCCGGCATTATCTTGTAGTGCATGGAGATTTGTTTGACGGTATTACTAGACTGGCGCCTTGGTTGGCAATGTTAGGAGATAAAGCATATGATTTCATTCTTGGACTCAATACTCGGATTAATTGGATTCGTCATCGTTTTGGTTTTGGGTACTTTAGCCTTAGCCTGTTCCTTAAACACCGTGTCAAAAAAGCAGTAGATTTTATTTTTAAATTTGAAAAGAATCTTGCTGACTATTGTAAGAAGCGTGGATTTGATGGAGTTATCTGTGGGCATATTCATCATGCAGAAATAAAAGAAATAAATGGTGTTGTCTATATGAATGACGGGGACTGGGTAGAAAGTTGTACTGCATTAGTAGAACACCATGATGGACGTTGGGAAATAATTACATGGACCAAGGAGAACGATAATGTGGATCATGATTCTGATAGCAGTACATATGAACAATCCATTAGATCAACCCGGAAAAGTAGAAATACAATTCCCAGACCAACAGTCATGTCAGCAAGCACTAGCAACAATGATATGGCAGTTAAAGTTTAAAAGTTTTAAGGTAGTAGGTGAATGCAAAAAACAATCTTAATCGTTACAGATAACTTACCGGAGCAAATAAATGGCGTGGTTACGACCTACAAAAATATCGAGGCGTGTGCGATTTGCGACGACTATCGTGTTGTATATCTTGATCCCGGGCGGTTCCGCCATGTTGATTGCCCTGGCTACAACGAAGTCAAGATTACCCTTACCAGGAAACGCACAGTGGGCAAGATACTTGAGGAGATCAATCCGGATCATATCCATATCGCCACCGAAGGTCCTTTGGGTCTGTGTGCTAGACAATATCTTGACCAACACGGTTATCGCTACAACACTGCTTATCATACTAAGTTTCCAGAAGGAATTAGAAAG